TGCCGCCAGAGTTACGTCGCATAACGGTTTTCATCAGAGACAAAAATCGCTTTGTGAACTGTCCAGCAGCAGCATCTGCATCATACACAAGGATATTGCGGTCAACACCGGCAGCTAGCACAGTATGCCAACCATCGTTGTTCATTTTCTTAACAAAGCCGGCTTCCATCACTTTGACAGCTCGGTTTGTTACGTCATACTTAGCATCGCGAGCGAATCGGCTCAAAAAGTCGATAGAGTTCGTGATTGGATAAGTGTGGATCTGAATGTAGTCAGCCTCAACTGATCGTTCAGGCACACGTCCATGACCGGGATTCGTATAGGCTACGTGGTTGACTTCGTCGCCGGGGCTCAGAAGGTCCATTGGGTATTCCGCAGATGTGCCATCTGTAGGAACCGCCTCAAAAATACCGGAAACAATATCGCCAGACAAAACACCCTCTCGGAGAGGAGTCTGAATGGCGATTGCCAATTCGTCCTGTCCCTGTGCTGCTACGGCTGGGTTCGTAGAACCCGCTCGTCGGAGCATATCAAGGAATACAGGATCGGGTCGCTTGAAACTCATTAATATCTCCTATTATAGGTTGATGCTGACTTTGGCGAAGCCATCAGCGTTTTTGGTTGACAGGAACTGGCCTACTTTAACAGCACCAGACATCTGAGTAGAGCTAACTGATCCACCAGAATGCAAATACGCATCTGAACCCGCTGTTGGGGTACCCGTTACCTGATCGGTAACGACAAAGCCCTTACGAAGAATCGTGACTTTAGAACCCTGCTGAACCTCGTTCTTGTAATAATTAAGGTGCTGACGAGTCAGGTCAAGATTAACCATATCGTTCATCAAGAAGCCTAATGGATAAGCTCCTGATGGATTGGATTTGACTGTGCATAGAGCACTGCCATTGTCCATAGCGGCACCAGAGCCAGCCGTGCTTACAGAAACAACGACGCCTCGCGTAGCGGTTTCATTCATGAAGAATGAAATGTCAGTATCGAGTTCGTATCGATCGCCAAGAAGACCCATGGTTTATACCCCCTGCTTTAGTTTTTTAGTTGTTTCGAAAGTACTACGAAAATGAGCACTTGCGATCGCAATTTTATCAATGGTTTCGTCTGCGACGGATACCGCTTCTTCCTCGACCTCGACAGAGTCAAGATCGCTTGCCTCTGCTTCTTCGGCTACTGCTTCGACCTCAACCTTAACCTCAACCTCAACCACCGGATCTGGAACAAGTGCAACAACGACGGAGAACATTTCTTCCGAGGCGTCCGCAAATTGTGCCATGATGTCGGAGATTTTATCCTCAGACGCTCCGGCATTTTTCAATGCTGCTTTGCGACTAGCAACTTTAGTTGCAAGAGCAATAGCAGCCAATTCTTCGAATAGTGTGATTTTCTCTGAGCCTAAAGTGGCGATAGTCACTTCCAGATCAGAGATTTTTTGTTCAAGTGTCTTAAGCTCTGAAGCACTAGCTTCCAGATCAGCACTCAAACTAACGACACTAGCCTTAGCCGTTTCTAGTTCGTTGTCTTCGGGCATTTTTAGCTCCATTGCTGTTAACGTAAATTGAGGACTGAACGTATCAGATCCCTTCTGCAAAATTACACTTCTTATATTGGCAGGTTTGTCTACTAGGCCCTTTCCAGTAAAATAAAGAGACCTAAGCATCCGACCAATCTTGTGGCCTTGGTATTTACCAGAGCCACCATATGCTCGAAGGTACTTCGTTAGAAACGCACTACCCTCATCACGAGCAACAACGGACTGTGCACCATCAGGACCGATGATCGCGTAATCGAAATCACGAAATACGCACTCCATCGAAACAGAGTATTTATTAGCATCAATGTCTGCAATAAAAGAAAGTACTCTCTTCCTTTGGTCTTTATCGATCCATGTCTTATAGATGACGGCATGGGTTACTAGATCGAGTTTTTCAGGGACATCGCATTCTGCCGTATCATCTGAAAGGATATTGCCCGCCTCGTCCATAGCAGCCGATTTTGTCATGTGCCCGATGATGTCGGTACCATCGTGCATATAGTTAAGCGGCTTGTCTACTGGCGTGTTTCGGGAATTCCAAAGATCTAATGCTGAAAAAACGTCGTCGTTTTTATTCCACCCCGCCGATACTAGGATGGACTGGAGGCCGTACAGGTCTTCTTGTAGTACTGGAGCGTTAATAGCCGCAATGGCTATGTCCGCCTCTGTAGTTTCACCGGCTTCAACAATCTCACAAAGAAAAGCGACACAGTTGTCCTTCATCATCTCTTCGAGAGAGTCTTCAATTTCGGCTGCGTAAACATGGTTCATATATGTACCTCATTAGTATGTACGCTTTTTTGTCTATTTTTTATACTTTTTCTCAGTTTCTACTACAGGAGTAGGCCAAACAATAAATTTGGCGTGTTTCCTCAATGCTTGGCTGTCGGCCATTTCTATCTAGGAAGGACCGGTAAAAAGAAGATGTATCTACTGGTCGATGGTCAGCCTCCATTGCTAACAGAATTACCTCATCCGTTATTTCAGAAAATTCGGCGATGTTACAAAGCACAGAGTATTTAATGAGTTCTAACTCGTCCTGCTCTTTCTTACTTAGCTCGCGGAGCGTGGCCTTACCGTACTGATGAAGAAAAATAGGGTTTAGGGAGTGTGCTATTTTTTTCTGGGTATCATAAGCCCATAATGCCGTAGTAGAGAGGTTCGCTTTGCTTCTTGGTAGTACACGTCGGCTCTTCCTAGTCTGAGTATCCGTCTTAAAAGGGGGCCTTCCATTCTCGCCCGACTGTTTTTTAGTGTTGCCACCCCTGACCGTCTTGACCGCCGGTGGCACCCTCGCTTTATAATCGGTAACGTCCTCTATGCTCAGAGTGTCTTTCCCTAGTGCGAGTTTTACATATTCAGACTCAGTGTTACCATTATGATATGGGTCTGCTTTCTGAGGAATAATGCCCTTCTTTCTTTTACCTGATTCGGTCTTGATCCTAGATTCCTCGATGAGGTCAGACTCACCGAATCTTTGACGTAGTGTCTCGGTAGAGATAATCCCTCGATCGGATAGCTGAATCCATAGATTCTTCTCCGCTGCTTCATCAGACAGAATCATCTGGTCGAACTTAAGCTCGGCTGGTGAAGAAAAACCCATGGCCTTAGCGACAAGCTCAAACTCTTCTCTCCAGAATGAAGTGATTATGTCCCGACCATACTCCAGTTTTTCAATTAGAGTTTTGAGCGATAGAAAATTGTCCGAGAACCCACCACCGGAACTGCCCGTGAGGGTTTGCGGAATTCCCGCACCTCCGTAGATTGAGTTGAGTACGGGACCGTATTTCTCACTACCTAGAAATTTGTAGATCTGTGTATTAGACTCTTTGAAGTCAATTTCAGGCCCCCACACCAAATCCATGGTTCCCCCGCCAACGTTAGCGGCTAGGATACTACGCAGTCGATCTATCGCACCTTTGTTAGGCGTGATCTTGTGGTCTAGGCTACCAATTCTCCAGAGTCTAATACTGGACACGGCTCCGTCTAAGGCGGCCATGTCCGCCAACTTCATCTTCTCCAGCATAGTGATATCGTCAAGAATTGGCTGGATTAAAGGATCGGCCCAAATCTGCCAGTCGTCTTTCTTATAAAAGAAAAGACTCAGCCTATTCATGTCTAGGGGGATCGAAATGGCACCGCCCTTTAACGAATTAAGTACTTCTGGGGTTACCCCCTTGCCAGTTTTTAGGATATGCTTTCTTGTGGCTACAGAGATCTTTAAGTTGTACGATCGGGTATCCCCAAACACGGAATTCTCTCCGTGGGCTTCCATACTGGTGGGATTTAGAATCTCGTACTTGAACGGTATGGAGACCTTGCTATCCTTTTTGGAGATTTTGCCGAATGCCCTATACACCGGGACATTACCTAGTCGGTATAATTGATTCGCAAATCGCTCCGTTCGCTCATCACCCTTGACCTTTTCCCACCAGCGTTGATAGAATTTCTCGATAGATTTATTTTCATGGGAAATCCTTACTCCCTGAGATGCGAAATCCCCCATGAGGTCAATAATATTCTTGATCAGACCGACCGACCGATAGGCATCAGCCGACTTCTTCAGGAAGTTAGAGTCGTTAACCGATTCGCCCGGACGAAAGTGATAGTAGTCCCTCTCGGAAAAGGAGTCCCGCACGGAAATATTTGGCTCTATATTCAGCCACTGCCTGCTACTGGCCGTGGAGGACATCTCCCCGCCGTAAGCCTTTATGAGTTCTGGAGTCGAGTAATCATCCATTAGTTATTCCAATACGATAACAATACGATTGTTCTAATTGTAGATACGCAAACCGGGAGGATTAGCTCCGGTTATTAGTAGACTCCCTTGATTCCGTTGGTAAACCAAGCCGGACCCGTGTAGCTGACCTCCTCTTTTTTACCTGTCTGTATCGCGGAGAACCCTCCGTATGGCTGATACGCTGCTTCTTTAACTATGGAGAATCTACGAGCCGAGTAGTTGGCCATGATCAGGGCTGAGTAACGGTCCTTACGCATCTTGCCCTTCTTTTTACCGACCTTCGTATCGGGAGTCGACCAATGTTCTCGACCTGAGGGAGTTCTTGTAATTTCGATTAGAGATAACTCAGTCTTGAGTTCCTCAATCTCCATAACGCAGTCTTCTAGGGTGTCGTACAACTTATTGTTGATACGGTCCTGTTCCGCCGAGAGTCCTAAGATCACAGGATCGAATCTTGGGAAGAGAGTGGTTTTATCCTCAAAGTCCTTTCGGAGTCCGTGATTCGCATCCATCATCCATTCTGGAGAGGCGAAATTGACCATTTCTAAAATATGTAGGCCGGCGAGGTCATCAGATGGCTTTGACTTATCTCCTATCACCGGCCAGATTGGGACCTCGCCGGGTTTGAGGTTGGAGGATTCGTGTAGGGCTTCGCTTACGGCTATTCCTCCACCCTGAGAGTCTAATGCTATGTGGACGATGTTGAATGACTGCATGAGTTCGCGAATTTTGCGACCACAATAAGAGTAAAAGTTATCCTCACTGGTTAATTTTGATGCGACTCGCTGGATGTGAGATTTGCGTGTGGTGGTCCAGCAATGTACGATCCTACGATGGCTGGCGTGCATCTCTAGGATGATTATGGAGAAGTTGTCGATTTCCGAAGCGGGGTCGATAGCCATTATGTACTTCAAGTCGGGGCTACCCTTAAGTAATGCATCACCGTCGGCTACGCAGGACTCAATAAGGGACCGCTTGAAGAACCCATTGGAGTCCGAGCAGAACACCGCGTTATACTCCATCTGGAAGATTCCTGAGTGGACAGACGCTTTAGACCGGGCCACGTTACCCTCATCCATGAATCCCTTCGGAAGTATCTCGTAAGGGATTCTGATTATTGAGTAGTCCCTCCAATTAAAACCTTCTGGGATGTTTCCTCCGAATATCTCTTCGAGAACCCCGACATTACCACGAGATTCGATAATTGCCTTATATCTCTTCCAGTCGCTGGCGAAGTGATTAAACTCGTAATACGCCGTTCCGCACAGAACAATCTGATTCCCCATGACTAGAGGATTGCCTGATCCAAGAGACGATAGGCTGATACCTCTTTCTTTGGCCATTTCCTCGGAGGCCATCCTACGGACTTTTTCCGCTGGTGCTGCGGAGACGTTACCGAATCCGGCCAAAACCGTATCGAAAATGTCCTTGTTGTGGGATGCGTATTCTTCTACTAACAAGTCTTGGGCACGATACCCTCGAATCTTGTCCCCGTTACCAATCGGAATAGCAGTTACCGTAGACCCGTTAATAATCATCCGGCACATATCTGGAGATCTGAATGGGCCGCTGTCCTGATCGCACAAGTCCCTTAGTACCGGAGCGTTCTTCCAGATAGTCTCCATGTACTCGTGCACAAATCGCGACTGACGGAATGCGGCACCAGCCACGATGATTTTACGGTCTGGCATAAGCAATGCCCTGACGAGAGAGTAGAGACCTAACAGCCAGCTATTATGGGTGACTAGGTAGTCTTTTGTTATGTAGGTGCTGTCCTCATTGTCCACGGTTATGCAATAGCCGTCCGACTTTCCTGATGGCTTCATGCTTGTGATGAAGATCTTATCTCTACCGCCGTGAAGTCCGCGAGACCTAGCAACGTTGATCGCTGATTCCTCTACCGGAATTGTCTCTTGGGAGAGCGGTCCAGATGCGGGTATGGCGAACCTACCATCCTCGTATTTTGAGAACATGTCCTTTGTAGACATTACAACCCACCGCTTGTCGTAGACCCTCCACTGATGGTCC